CTGCACTCAAGTCATTTATTCAATTAATTATGAAGCAAGAACCTTCAACTGCATTATTAATTCAAGAATACCTTGAAATGGATGAGGATTATCGTGTACATGTTTTAGATGGTAAAGTTATTGGTTCGATGACAAGAGGTAAGCCAAAAGGTGATTTCCGTTCCAATATTACACAAGGTGCTGAAGGTACCGAAGTCAAACTTACAGAATTAGAAATAGAACAATGTCTGTTGGCAGCAAAGGCTGTAGATGCAAGATGGTCTGCTGTTGATTTTATTCCTTCAAAGAATCGTGAAAAAGAACCTCCTTACATATTAGAGGTAAATCACAGCCCAGGCACAAAAGGTATCGAAACCGCAATGGCCGGTAGTCAAGACAAAGCAAACAAAACACGTCCATTAATAAATAAGATTATAGAACATTTTAAACAAGATCTATTTCACTGGCCTGTACCAACTTTGGTAGGGTATATTGAAATGGTCGACATTGGCCCACTTGGTCCTATGACAGCTAAGTTTGATACAGGCAATGGTTCAGTATCACCAAGTATCCATGCGACAGATATTTCTGTTAAAGGGAAAAATGTTACATGGACACATCATGGAACTACAATGACTCATACTATCCGAAAGGTTGTAAGTGTTGAGAAGGGCGGTTTACAGGATTATAGAGAAGACAGATATGCCATTAGATTAGATTTTGAATTTAATGGAAACAAATATAAAGACTATGAGTTTTTATTAGATGACAGAACCAACAGAACTAGTGCAGTGCTTTTAAATCGTAATTTTATGAACACAATGAATGTAATGGTTAACCCTAATAGAAAATATATAATAACAACCAAATTCGAACCAAAAATAAAGAAAAACGGGAAATAAAAGGATGAAAAAGTTTAGACAAATATTAGAAGGAACACTATCCTCTAACGAAAAAACTGAAACAGTTCAATTAGAATCAGATGCTGCCTATGCTGCTTCGCTAAAGAAAATTGCGATGGATAAGCAAATAGATTCACTGTCTAATAGAGATAGGAATACATTGGCTCGTATAGCTGACATGATGAAAAATGCGAACAACGATCGTGATCGTAAAGAAGATATTTCCGAAAATGATATGAGTCTAGATGACATTAAAAAGAAATGGGCAAAAGAAATTATTGCTTTCCAAGACGGCGATGGTGATTTGCCACATGCTGCCGAAATGGACATGTTTGGTTATCACGGTTCAGATGCTATTAAGACAGACGACCCTGATGAGTTTGATGACTTTGTTATGGGCTTACGAATGGGTAAGTATAAAAAAGAGTCTGTTAACGAAGGAACACTTAACGAAAAAGATATTTCTATTACCATGCCGTTTGATGGTCAACCCGACAACAGCCTTGAAGCCGACGCTCAAGATGAGTTTGATGTCACCGTGGATGATTATGATGAAGATGAGGGAACAATATCCGTAACTGGTAGCAGAGAGCAAATAAAGAAATGGTTAACTTCAAAAGGTGATATTGGATTTGGGTATGATGATAACCAAGCAGATAAAGTTCTTGGTGATGCTGAAACAGGAATGACTTTAGATGATGTCAAAAAGAAATATGCTAAAGAAATAATTGCTTGGCAAACTGATGACAGAAGAATATCAAAAAGGGTAATAGATGCAATACGCTCTATGCCAGGCTTTGATAAGAATGCAGACGCAGAAGATTATGCTAAAGGCATGAAAATGGGTGCATTTAAAAAAGAGTCCATAGACGAAAATCTTCGTAAAGATATTGCTCAAATGTCAGCCAAATTTCCTGAAGGTTCAACAGTTAAATTAAAGAATGGCAAGACTGGTAAAGTTCTTGGTGTTACTAAAGACCGTGTCCACGTTGGTATTGGTAACGAAACATCATATCATGCACCAACTGCAATAGAAGAAACAACTCTTGCTCAACAACAAAGAGATAAAACAAAAAGCCAACATGACGCTCATGCAAACCGTATGAATAAATCAGCTCGTGATTCCATTAAGAAATATGACCAGGTTAAAAAGGACAGAGACGCACAAAGAGCTGGTGTTGGTAGATCTGGTGAAACTGCAAGACAAAGAGCAAATCGTTTAGGACATTCACAATCAGAAGAAATGCATGAAGCTATCGATTCAAAAGATTATAAACTAGACTCAGAAAGATCACAGTTTAATGATGGTCATAGAGGTAAGGTTGTACATAAGGAAAAAGGTACAACAATGTATCTTGGTAGTATGTCTTGGAAAACTCCAAATGCAGCCAAAGGCCATGCTAATGCATATCTTATGGGATATGAAATAGGTGGTGAGGAAGGCGCTAGAAAGGCACAGGCCAAGTATGTAGACCAAAATATGAATAAAAGGACTATGGCAAAGAAAGAATCATTCAAATCATATACCGAAGGTGCTAAAGAAGACGCACTAAGAGCTATTAAAAACGATAGAGACTTTAAACAAGTTAAAGATGTTGATATCAGAGCAACAACAGCTGATATGAAACTTGCCAAAAAGAATCCTATCCAACAATTAAGAAAAATTTCCGACCAAGGCAGAGGTCAAATGGAATTCTTAAATAACAAGAAATTAAAAGTGTCTAAACAGGAAGCTGATGCTCTCTTACGTGGGTTTGATGCAATGAAAAAGCCACAGGACAAAGAAAAATACCAAACAATGATAAGTAAGGATTCAGCTGGCTTAAAGCGTATCTTAAAAATCGTAAATAAGTAAGGAATTATTATGAAAGATTCAAAAGGTTCCATAAGAGACGCACTACAGGCCATAAGGGAAAGCCAATCAGAAATAGTTCTTGAACGAATAAATTTCCATGGTAAAAGTCCTGCTGAAAGAAAAGGTTCTGAGTTTAACAGGAAACAAGAAATTAATGGTTATAAAAAGATCTTAAAGGCTATTGAGAAGATTAACAAAGACCACGAGAAGTTTCAATATAACAATCGTGCAGAGGGCCCATCTAATATATTTAAAGGTCTACAACAAGTTGAAAGAACATGTTATGACTTGATACGAGAAATCGAACAAGGTAAATGGGACGGTACAGTAGACTTAGAAGAACAAGTCATATCAGAAGCCTATTGGGTTATGACTAAGGCCGGCGAAGACACTTGGAAAATAGTAAAATCCTTTGATGACATCGAAGATGCAAAGAAGGCAAAAGAAGATATCTGGGTTCAGTCAGGCAAAATGTCTGATAAGGCAATTATATCATCAACAACAGCCACTGAAAAAGGTTGGAAAATGAATGGTATTGTAACCTGGGATGGTAAAGGTAGAATTTAATGAAATCATTTAAGACATTTTTAGAAGCATTTACACTACCTGATTACCCAATGCAAAAGGACCAACCAAGATATATGGATGGCGAATGGGTAACTGGTGACGCTGGTAAGGCATATACATTTGACCACGAAAAAACTGGTGAAGAAAATGTCGACGATATGAATGACCAAGTAAAAGCAGATAGAGCCAAAGAACAACCAAATGTTGACAACCCTGGAAATACTGGATTAAAGATATCATGAAACTTTTATCAGAATCATTTGGATTATATGAAGGTACTGTTGTACCGCTTGAAACCCCTATGGTAGAATTTGATAATTCTATGGGTTTATTGGCAGCAGAAAAAGAACCAGAATTAAATAGTCCAAAAAGATCTAGTGGTGATAAAAAGTATGTTGTATATGTACGAAATCCTAAAACTGGGAACACTAAGAAAATAGAATTTGGTGACGAAAAAGGTGGCTTGACTTCAAAGATTAATGATAAAGGGGCAGCTGCTTCCTTTGCAGCAAGACACAACTGTGATACAAAAACAGATAAATTAACGCCTGGATATTGGGCATGTAGATTACCAAAATATGCAAAAGAACTTGGACTCACCGGAGGCGGTTCCTATTTCTGGTAAGCCATATATTGATTCAGGTGATATTAGACTTTTTAATGTTGCAGATGATTCAAAGGAATATGTCTGGCATAGAGATAAGGAAGATAGATTAATTGAGGTATTGGAAGGTGATGGTTGGCAATTTCAACCTGAAAATTCTCTACCTTATTTGTTAAAACCTGGAACAAAGCTGAAGATACTTAAAGACGAGTATCATCGTTTGATTAAGGGCATTAACAATTTAAAGATAAAAATAACTAAAGTTTTATAAATATATAAAACATGAACATAGAGGAGACAATTATGTCAGAATTACAAAACGAGGCAACATTAACAGTAGGTAGCTTTACTGGTAAAACTGATGACGGCAGCAATGCTGATTCGGTTAATGAGCCTAGTTCAAAGAAAGGCGGACTAAGAAGCCGTATTAAAATTAAAAAAATTGGTGCTGGCCGATATGGTGGTGACAAGGTTCAAATGACAGGGTCAGAAGAAGATCTTATGTCATACGCAAAAAGACATCTTGGTGGTGAGGGTGATACCTTGGCTCAAGTTGCTTCAAGCCTCGGCGAATCATTTGACATTACCAAATTAGTGGAACACAACATTGCAACCTATCTAGAAGAAGGTTCATGTGGTTCAGTCCATGCTTCTTATAAAAAGGGCAAAAAACTTCACGCGACTTATAACGAAGATAGTGATTACCAAGAATTCTTTAAAGGTGTACTTGCTAAATTTAATGTTGAGTCCCCTGATGAATTGTCTGATGAGAAGAAAAAAGAATTTTTTGAATACATTGACGCCAATTGGGAAGGTGATAATGAAAAGGCCGAAGATACTGCAGCTGCAGATACACTCGTGCCAAACGGTGAGAAAAAGAAAAAAGACCTAGCAGCTTCAAATTGCAGCTAGACTAAAATCTTTTTCTTGAATTTTATATAATTAATATATTATAGGAGATATTATGAAAGTATTAATTGAATGGCTAAAAGAGTTTTTTGGTATTGTGGAAGCAAAACCAGCTAAAAAGGAAACTGTTCGCAAAGAGCCTGTGACAAAGAAAGTTGTTGCAAAAGGACCAAAGAAAGCTACTAAAGCTTCTTTAAACAAATTGACTAAAGCACAGCTTGAAGTTAAAGGTCGCGAACTAGGCATTGAACTAGACAAGAGACAGAAAAAATCTGCCCTTGTTGATGAAGTGTTCAAAGCTGAATTAAAATAATTTTTGTTATATAATTTAACATAAACAAGGAGATAACAATGGCACTATGGGGAAAAACAGACGCGGCAGCATCCGTACCGAAGTGGCTCGAAACTGACGCAAACAACACTAATAAATCTAATGATGAAGATTTAGCAGTTTTTGTAGATACTACAGAAGCAGGTGTTGCAGCTAACAGAGCGAAAGGTCTTAAAACACCTGGTTGGAATTTGTATCACACTTACACTGATGCCAATGGCGCAACTCGCCATAAAACAGAGTGTCTAGTACCGATGAAGGTTTCTTCAGGCGATGCTGGTGACTTAGGTGTATCAGGAACGGGTGATGATGCAGTTGTAGCTGATAGCTAAACTTAAATAAATCTTTATTACATTATGATATTGACAGAGTCAACTTTTCTGCTATACGCAATGAAACACTATGACAATCCTCAGTGTACTGAGATGTCAGAGTTCGACGAGGATATGAAGAGGTTTCAGTATCTTCGGAAGCTATTTAGCAGGTACCGTCAGGACCAAGACTTAAAGGAAAGGTTGATTCTGAATCATTTAATTGTGCTGTACAATGTTTTTGGTGTAGAAGCAACGAATATGTTATTCATGCGCTTGCATGATTACCATGAATATTTAAAACCATTCGTGGAATATTTAAATTTTATGCCCGGTATATTGTTATATGATGGTTGTGTACTTAATAGTAAAAGTATTCAATCTGACAGCCTTATTGAGGAAACATTAAGGAACATCTAAAATGGTAGTAGATTTATATTTAGTATTTAGTTTTATTAAAAGGCTTGTTACGCCATTTAGAAAGTGGGCTGCCTATAAGGAAGGTATCATTGATGAAAAAGGCAATATACTGATTAGCCGTAAAGAATTTAATAAGAACAATCAGAAAAAGGCATTTGGTCTTTTCGACCAACTCATTCTTAATCTCAAAAAATTATTGGAAAAACTTCCAGGTGGTACAACACGTATCGCATCTTATGCTGCAGCTCTATGGCTCATTAAAGAAAACGAACGATTTGATAAAACAGACAAATTATTATCAGAAGGCGTGTTGACAGAAGCCCATATTAGTGATATAATAAACACTTCTTTAAATCAATTCTTAGAGAGTAATGAAGAGATTTTAAATGAGGCAGCAGCTTGTCCCAAAGCAACTGGTGATATTGCACTTAATACTAAAAACAGAGATGCAACAATTAAGAATCATAGTTATGGTCCTTTAAATGTAGGTGTTCCTGGTGATTATTGGGATAAAATAGCAGACCATTGGGAGACGACAACGGAGGCAGCCAAGAAGAGCAATTGTTCGAACTGTGTTGCTTTTGATATCTCTCCTCGTATGGAAGATTGTATGCCAGGTGAAACATCAGATGATGATGGTCAGTTAGGCTACTGTTGGATGCACAATTTTAAATGTCATAGTGCCAGAACATGCATGACTTGGGCAAAAGGTGGACCGATTGATAACGACACTACAAGTCTTGATTGGCAAAAGAGAAATGAGGATGCACCGGCTGTAAATGTTGGCGGAGGTCAAATTGCAGGACTTGGTGTAGGACCTGATGGTGAACCAGGAGTTCCAATGGGAGCTCGTAAAAAACATAAAAAGAAGAATACAAGTGTTAAGAAAGTATTCTCTCAATTTTTAAAAGATGTACAGGATTAAAAATGAAACAAGAAAATAAAGATAACGTATTTGAACAATTAAAAGTAGATGAAGGAGTAGTGTATGAAATCTATCACGACCATCTTGGGTACCCAACCTTTGGAGTCGGTCATCTTATCCTCGAGTCGGATGCGGAATTCGGAGGGGAACTTGGAACACCGATTAGTGAAGAACGTGTCAGGGACTGTTTTGACAGAGACCTTGATATATCCATCTCCGAGTGTCACGCTCTATACGGAGAAGGGGAATTCGGAGACTTCCCAGGAGAGGTCCAGGAAATCTTGGTTAATATGATGTTCAATATGGGTCGTACAAGACTCAGTAAATTTAAAAACTTTACTGCTGCTTTACTAGATCATGATTGGAAACGCGCAGCTGTCGAAGGAAGAGATTCCAGATGGCATAAACAAGTAACCAATAGGGCAGAACGTCTTATGGTACGCATGGAAGAAGTTTAATACTGAGTTTATATTATGGCGAATGTGTATACAAAGTCGCTAGGAGAAGTGCTTACATTACCTAGTGCGAATAATGCGATTAAAAAGGTCACATTAGACATTAAAACATATGATGATACTATTGGTGCTGGTACATTTATCAGTTGGCCTGTTCAGGCAATCCTAAGTGACACAGATCTTCAAACAGAAAATTATATCACAACTGCAAACGCAGCATTAACACAAACCGATATCATCAACTGGGCTTGGAACGAAGTCGGTGGTGATGAATATTACAATACAAAAATTAAACCTGCGGTCGATGTAATGTTGGCTGATGAATTACAATTTGCAGGTGCAGCAATTGCTGATATCAGTTCGATACCAGTATAGAGGAATGAATATGTGGGCTTGGATTTTAGAATGGTTCAGAGGACCAAGATATAAAATAACAGTTTCGTATGACTCAAAATTTGGAAACAAAGATGATATCATATACAAAAGTGCTTCAAAACTCACAAAACAAAATTGGAAAGAATTATCTTTTACTGATAAAGATGATAAGAAAGTGACAATACGTTCTAATAATGGTTTACACTATAGAATAGAACAGGAATAAATAATACTATATTATAACAATGGAGAATATAAAATGCCAGTAAATGACATTATTAAGCATGCGATCGATAACAACCCATTAAAAGTGCAAGGTGCATTTGAAGATGAAATGAAAGATCGAGTACGCACGGCTTTAAACACAAAATACCAAAGTATGACAGCAAGTGCAGAAGACGCTGAAACAGTAACTGACGAAGTGGAAGAAATTGATGTTCACTCAGGCCAGACTGTGGAAGAAACTGAAACACCTGCCGAGACAGACGAAGTCTAAATGTACCAGGTATTCGGAACAATCATTTTAGTTTTAGGTATCAGTTCATGGTACCTCTATAATGATAACCAAACTCTTAAAGAGAATAATTTTAAACTCGAATCTGCTGTTGAAGAACAGAAAGCTGTAACCGCAGCAATTAAAGAATCGTTTGAAAAACAAGGCGCTGCCCTGAGCAATATGCAAAGGGCCAACGCTCAAATTGAAGCTGAAAAAGATAGATATTTGGATATTTTTAATAGACACAATCTAAATAAGTTGGCACTACTGAAACCAGGTCTTATTGAAACCAGAATTAATAATGGAACAAAGGCCGTATTTGAGGAGATAGAGAATGATAGCAAGAAGCTTGATGCTCTTAACGACAATCCTAGCGATTAGTGGTTGTTCACTATTACCAACTAAAACTATTGAAATAGACGCGAAGCCAATAGAGATTGAGATTATTCAACCTGTATTACCTCGTCCTTTAAATCTACAACAGCCTCAATTCTATGTAGTATCAGAAGCAATTATTACTAATCCCTGTAAAAAATCAATATCATATGACCCAGTTAGATATAATGACAAAGGTGAGGAACTTTTAAAGAGACCTAAAACATGTGAATTGTCAGAAAGAGATAATCCAGACTGGCCGGTCGGTTATACTTACCTGGATAGGTTTGAAGATGATATGAAGGCACTCAATAGTGGCGATATCGTATATGTAGCTTCGACAGTAAAAGATTATGAATTAATGACTGCGAACTTTCAAGAGCTACGTAGGTACATCAGGGAACTCGGCGAGGTGGTGATTTATTACAGAGAAGTCACTGGCCCGAAACAAAAAGATTTAAAATAAGTTCAAAATACCCTATTCTGGGTAAATACTTCCTATAAATATTGGTTGACAAATCATGAATCTGGTGATATAATAACTTATACCAGGAGGAATTTCACTTGTCCCAACAAGAAGAAAATTCAGACATCAAAATAGATGTCGCACTTATTAAAAAAGACATAAAGCAAATCGAACGATTCTTCGGAAAAGTTGATAGTGCTGTTGACGGTATGGCTGATATTACCCAGAGCCTTGCTGTACAGCACCAAATCGTTAAAAACTTCCAAGAGAAGCTTAATTTCTTTGATGAAAAATTGGAAGTATCATCTAGACATAATCTGGAAGGAAGACTAGCACTGAAAGAAGAACTTGACGACCACAAGGAAACATTTAAGGAAACCATGCTGGCGACTATGGAAGTAGCAAAGGAACAACATGTAAATATTGCTGTTCAAACACGGAAGGAAAATGACGAGCGACATGCAAGACTCCGTACCGCAATTGAGAACATTGCTAAAGATGTGGGTGAAAAGCTTGCAGACCAAGAAACAAGGCTGCGAAGTATAGAGAATTTAAAATGGTGGCTTTTAGGAGCTATAGCGATAGGCTCATTTGTTGCACATAATGTTGACTTATCTGCAATTATGGGTTGACATTTGTTACTAGATAGGTTATAATGGCTTATTAAATAACAAGGATTTTTATTATGATTGATTTTGTTGATATACAGTACGCACAGCACCTTGCCGGCAGGCTCGAAAATTATCGCATTCGCAATACAAACCCTTATAAAATCAACTTTCGTTGTCCTCTCTGTGGAGACTCACAGAAGTCACGAACCAAGTCACGTGGTTGGTTACTAGAGAAAGAAAATAACTTTTACTTCTATTGTCACAATTGTAGTGAGAGTCATTCCTTTTCCAACTTTCTCAAAGTAATCGACCCCCTAGCATACAACGACTATATTGCTGAAAAATTCATAAAGAAAAATGATAAGGCAAAGATTCAACCGATGGAACAATTCAAACAGGATGCTCCATCTTTTGCTTCCAACGAGCCGTTAAAAAAATTAAAAAAAATCAGTCAACTTGACTGGAATCATCCCGTCAAGGCATATATAGATAAGAGGCGTATTCCTTCTGCACATCATTATCGGCTTTATTTGGTAAGACAATTTAAGGCTTGGGTAAACGAATACATTCCAGACAAGTTTGATAATCTGGATAAAGATGAGCCAAGGTTATTAATACCCTTTCTAGATGAAAATAAAAATTTGTTCGGTGTATCTGCTAGAAGTTTTAAACCAGATTCTAATTTACGATACATTACAATCATGTTTGATGATAAACCTAAGGTCTTTGGTTTAGACAAAGTGGATTTCAATCGTGACTATTATGTCTGCGAGGGTGCATTGGACAGCATGTTTTTATCAAACGCAGTGGCAATGGCTGGTGCAGATGGTAGTGTTAAGGGATTAAGACGCCCTGAAAACTCCATTTTTGTATTCGATGCTGAACCTCGAAATAAAGAGATTCATAAACGAATGGAAAAAATTATCAAGTCCGGTTACAGAATTGTAATTTGGCCAGATAATATGAATGGAAAGGATATAAACGAAATGGTTCTCAATGGTACGAAAGATGTGGAAGGAACAATCCTTCGCCAAAACACATTTAAAGGACTTGAGGCAGAACTTAAATTAACAGAGTGGAGAAAAGTTTAGAGTATGAAGGTTAAGTTAATTAGTCATAGTCAATCGCCAGATTATAATGAATCGGCACAAGATTTAATTGCTTATTGTGCAAGAGTAAGTAATCCAGAAAACCAAAACAATAAAGAAACCTCAGAAAAACTTTTAAATTATCTAGCCAGATATAAACACTGGTCACCATTTGAAATGGTATCAGTATGTTTAGAAGTAGAAACAACAAGAGACATAGCACGTCAATTGTTAAGACATCGTAGTTTCTCATTCCAAGAATTTAGTCAAAGATATGCAGACCCGACAAAGGATTTGGAATTTGAAGCCAGAGAAGCAAGATTACAAGACCCTAAGAACAGGCAAAATAGTATACCTGTTGATCAGGACGACGAAACACACAGACGAATCAATGAAGAGTGGAGAATGAAACAACTTAAACTGATTCGTGAAATTAAAGAATTATATAATTGGGCACTTGATAAAGGTATCGCAAAAGAACAAGCCCGAGCAATCTTACCCGAAGGTAATACAATCTCAAGGTTGTATGTCAACGGAACATTACGCAGTTGGATTCATTATATTGAACTCCGCAGTGGAAATGGAACACAACAAGAACATGCCGATTTGGCCCTAGCTGTTGCAAAAGTTATTGCGAAAATTTTCCCTTTATCAGAACAATATATTGCAAAAGAATAGGAGAAACATAATGCAGCATTTGGGTATAGAAATAAACAAAACAAGAGACAAAATTTTAAGTGAACAATCTTTTAAATTATTAAAGGATTATTATTGTCGCGATGATGAAAAAAGTCCACAAATGGCCTTCGCAAGGTCAGCAGTGGCGTATTGTAATGGCAATATGAAATTGGCACAACGGATTTATGATTACGTTTCTCAAGGTTGGTTTATGTATTCTAGCCCTGTTCTATCCAACGCTCCTTTAAAAGGTGAAAAGGTAAAGGCATTACCAATATCATGTTTCCTTACCTATGTGCCTGATACATTAGACGGACTTATAGACCATTCAGCAGAATTAAGATGGTTATCAGTTAAGGGTGGTGGAGTTGGTGGTCATTGGTCAGATGTTAGAGCTGTATCCAAAAAAGCGCCAGGACCTATGCCATTTCTCCATACAGTAGATGCTGATATGGTGGCTTATAGACAAGGCAGAACAAGAAAAGGCTCTTACGCTGCATATATGGATGTTTCACATCCTGATATCGTTGAATTCCTAAACATGAGAATTCCAACTGGTGATGTAAATCGTAAATGTCTTAATCTACACCACGCTGTAAATATTACAGATAAATTTATGGAAGCAGTAGGTTTGGGACTTGACTGGAATTTACTCGACCCAAGTGACGGTACAATTCGTGACACTATTAAGGCTCGTACCTTATGGGAAACAATTCTTGAAACCAGATATCGTACTGGTGAACCTTATCTTAACTTTATTGACACCGCAAATAGAGCGTTACCAGAATCGCAAAAAGCAAAGGGTATGACTATTAGGGGTTCCAATCTTTGTAATGAGATACACCTTGTGACGAATGAAGAGCGTACGGCAGTTTGTTGTTTATCATCAGTTAATGTTGAGCAATATGACGAATGGAAAAATACATCAATGATTAAAGATCTCATTGTATTTTTGGATAATGTTCTCCAAAGTTTTATAGATAATGCTGGTGATGAAATTAGTAGAGCCAAATATTCTGCACAACAAGAAAGGTCATTAGGACTTGGTGCTATGGGCTTTCATTCATATTTACAGAAACATCTTGTTCCCTTCGATAGTGATGAAGCGACAAGACTTAACGAAGAAATTTTTAAGTTTATCAAAGAGGAAAGTGTATCAGCTACATTAACTATGGGTAAACAAAGAGGCGAATGCCCAGACATGGAAGGAACTGGTAGACGTAATGCACACATGCTAGCGATTGCACCAAACGCAAATAGTTCCATGATTGTAAATACATCCCCAAGTATTGAACCTTGGAAAGCAAATGCATTTACTTCTAGGACCAGAGTCGGTAGTCACCTAAATAAAAATCCATACCTTGAAACCGAACTAGAAAAAATTGGTAAAAATACCGACGAAGTTTGGAGTATGATAATTACCAATGGTGGGTCTGTTCAGCATCTGGACTTTTTAGACTCATCACTCAAAGAGGTATTTAAAACAGCAATAGAATTAGACCAACTTTCGTTGATTCGTCTTGCTGGCGACAGACAAAAATATCTGTGTCAGGGACAATCACTTAATGTCTTTTTCCCTGCTGGAGCAGATAAGGCAGTTTTACATCAGGTTCACTATCAAGCATGGGCCCAAGGTTGTAAAGGACTTTATTATCTGAGAACAGAAACAAGTAACAAGGCTGAGAATGTTGCTTTAAAAATTAAAAGAGAAAAATTAGACGACATAATCAATCCAAACGCAGTAAAATTCAGTTCACCCAATCAAGAGGATAACCAAGATGAATGCGTGGCTTGCGAAGGCTAATAAAAAATTAGGAATAAAAATGCAAATAACAATATATACAAAATCGGATTGTCCTTTTTGTGAAAAAGCAAAGGCTTGGTTCACGCAGCATGGATATAATTTTACACAAATAGTACTAGATGACGAAGAGCAAAGACTTGCTTTTTATCAGAAACATAGTAATGGCAGAGAAATTCGTTCTGTGCCACAAATCTTTATTGATGACAAACACATTGGAACATATAATGACTTAATGGCCATTGCTGATACATTGGTCAAAAAAGCAGGTGGGTTAATGGAGTTTTCTGAAACATATAAACCATTCCACTATCCTTGGGCTGTTGAAATTACAACAAGACATGAAAAAGCTCATTGGATTGAGGATGAACTAGACTTGTCAGATGATGTATCTGATTGGAAAGGTGGTAAGGTTACTCAAGTAGAAAAGGATTATATCACAAACATTTTAAGATTATTCACTCAGTCCGATGTCGCCGTCGGCCAGAACTATTATGACCAATTTATTCCTAAGTTTAAGAATAATGAAATTCGTAATATGTTAGGTTCATTCGCAGCAAGAGAAGGTATTCATCAAAGAGCTTATGCACTATTAAATGAGACATTAGGTTTACCTGATTCTGAATATCATGCGTTCTTAGAATATTCTGAAATGGCAGATAAAATTGATTACATGATGAAATCAGATACGAACACATTACGTGGCACAGGTCTGGCTCTAGCCAAATCAGTATTTAATGAGGGTGTTGCTCTATTTGCATCTTTCGTAATGCTATTAAACTTCCAACGTTTCGGTAAAATGAAAGGTATGGGTAAAGTAGTAGAGTGGAGTATTCGTGATGAAAGTATTCATGTTGAAGGAAACTCAAAATTATTTAAAGCATTTGTCAAAGAACATTCTCGTGTAGTTGATGAAGAGTTTAAAAAGGACATTTATCAAATCAGTAGAAATATTGTTGACCTCGAGGATAAATTTGTAGATCTTGCTTATGAAATGGGTAACATTGAAGGCTTGGAAAAATCTGAAGTAAAAGAATATATAAGATATATTACAGACAGAAGATTGCTTCAGCTAGGTATGAAACCAAATTTCAAAGTGAAGGAAAATC